AAGCCGGAATTGATTAAGAGATTAATGCCTCTTTCTTTTGGTAGGACTTCAGAGTCGAGTAGATACCAAGAGCCAGCGTGTTTATAATAGACCCGGCCGTCATCAGAATCTACAGCTATCATTCCATCCTGGGCTTGAGTCAGATTCGTTCTTGGGTCTGACATATACCAGTTATTTTTTAGATAATTTATTAACGTATCACAGAAGGCCTCATAGCCCTCATAATCAGCACCTTTCAATAAATCATCTCTTGATGCTGCCATCGTAGCCTCCTATTGACATTTGCATATTTTTTTCAATGGGTCACCGCCCGGAAGCGATTCATCATCACAACTGCCGATGTAGCCAAAGACTTTCATCCATTGAGAAGCATCTGCATAATTATGTTCTAAATCTTCACAACGGCCGATTATGAAGCATTGACCAGCCAGCCATTGAAGGTCTGATGCCTTCACTCCGATTGTCATGTTTTGAAAATCGTATGTCAAGCTTATCACATAGTAATAATGCTGCTCTTCTCCCTCACCCGATGGATTCAATCCAAATGTATCTTGGAGAATGAATGTATCAAAAATCTCAAGCTCATCAATAAAATCAATCGGCAGTGTAAAGCTGACAACTCTATTGCCGTATGCCAAACGCTGCAAATCTTCACCTGCTCTGAGCACTGCAAAATCTTCACAGCTCACACATGGATATTCCCAGGTCTCATAGTTCTCAATCTCACTCTCAAAATCGATTATAGATGCGTCTGATTCAAATTCTCTAGCACCGCCGTAGACACCAGCAGCCGGATAGAAATCCCAACACACCTTGATTCTATTTACTGCATCTCTCAGGTTAAACTCAATCGTTGGTGTTTCAATACAATCTGTCTGAGCAATGATTGTCTTATCAGTATCAAACGTTGTGAGGTCTTTTCTACCAAAATGAAGCTTACCTTCTCTATCAGGCCATGCTTTGATACCGAAGCTGAAGAGCAGTTTCTGAAGTATTGAAGATGCGTCCTCAAGCTCCGTAAGTGCTAGCTTTCCGCATTCGTCCCAACCATTATCTTCAAATAAATCAGCGACCTCGTCTAAAGAATCTATATCAATATAATCTATCGGCACTTCAGCAAGATAAACAAGAAAGAAGCCAAGAACATAGGCAGGATTCTGTATATATCCATTGCTGGAGTTCCAAGCTGCTAGGCTATAGCCTTCAGCATTATAAGTAATTTTCTTATCGCCTTGAGAAGAAGTGAAAGTAATGAATGTCCTTCCCTCTGCGTCATTTGAGACTGTATAATTTGCAGGATTCACAAGCACATCATCGGCATAGACTTGAACGATTGAGTTTAACGGATGAGCAGCGGCTATATATTTATAATCATTTATATCGATGCAATGTGCTTCTATCGCACCACGACGCTCTCCTGCCGTCAGACTATATAATCCTAATATCTCTGGGATGGGTCTGCCGATAGCATTCTCGTGAGCATCCGGCCATTCTTCGGTTGTTACGATATAGAGTGGCATCTTCTTTCTCAAGTATTTCTGAGTAATATCTTTCAGAGTCGCTTTGAATGTCGGTCCAGATAAAATATAATCATCAACGATTCCTTGAAAATATCTTTCTTTCCAGCCATGCGGTTCATCTGTCCAGCCGAAATATAATTTAACCGGCTGATTCTTGCAGTAGCCTTGAGCTAAAAGCTTCTGAAATTCTGAATCATTGCTTGCCAATTCGACTTCCATATCTGCAACTTGGAACATACCGGTAAAGTCATCAATTGAACGGGTGGTTGATGCAACACTGAGAATCCGTCCTTCATAGAATCTATCATCTGCTCTCATATCAATCGGTGCGTAGTATTTCCAAGTCAGCTCCCCAGCTATCTTCCAAGCCCATTCCCAAGTGAAATATGGTGCTTTTGGCTCAGTTTCACCGACGATTAGAGTAAACGTTCCATAGAGGTCATCCACGCCAGAACTCATCTTGCCGGTCGTCTCATCAGCAAAAAATTCGCCGGCGTAACTTACCACGTCAATGTCTTCACGACCAGGCAGTACATTCTGTTTAAATAATTTGATTTTATAAACGCCGCCAGCCATGGCGGGCATTGAGGGAATTGTTATCTGAGTATCTGAATCAACTGAGAAATCGCCAGTTGCTCTGAATAGCGTATAATCGCCTTGACCTTCTTGGCCTTCAAATATAATCTGGTCGACAATTGAATCCCACGGAACAGATTGATTGCTTGGATATCTTGAAGTGTCATTCAGTTCTGCATCATCCTGATTGAAGCCAAGCCCTCTTATTATCAATTCTTCTCCACCATTGCCGGAGAATCGATTTCTTGAAATAGAGTTTACAATCGGATTAAGAAAGTTGGCCGTAATTTTAGTTGCATTGAAATTACACTTGAAATATTCATTATTATTGAATGGTGAGCTTATATCATAATTGGAAAAAAAGAATACAAAGCCTATCCTAAAGGCTTTTTCTTGGCTGATATTACTTCCTGCTCGGCCAAAAGCATATGCAGGCATCCAGAGCCGAGTTGAATAGGGCAGGTCAGTGATTGAAAGCGTTGGTCTTTCGCCTGATTCTCCAGCCGTTGTTGGCGGATAATTATCCCATTGATTAACGCCGTCATAATATTTTCCTGTGACTGCATCAATGTCCCAAACTTTTGGAGCAGAGAGTCGATATAAAAACGCAGGATAGAAATCCCAGCTCCCGACTCCTGCTGAGTTATCTTCTAACTCCAGTTCAACATCAATGGCCATGTCAATAATCTGGTCAGCACTGCTTACCAATTCATAATTATCGGTTGCTATGATTATCGGATACCATCCCCAATATTTCGGGTCTGAGCCGTCATTGCCGTGGCCGATGATTCCATCTTCAATATGGAGGTTTGTCCAGTCCCCTATATCATTCTGTGAGTTATCGATAGAATTATAGGCTATTGTTCTGATTACGATTGATGTCCATTCTCTATAAGGTAAAGTCATTTTAACCTAAAAGCTTTACACCTCTGGTCAAAGTTCGGAGCTCTATTTTCCAGTCGTAGAGTTCGCCGCATGTACCTTTTGCAATCTGGGTACCAAAGCCGGACATGTTCGTCATATAGACGTAATAGCAGAATTTATAATGGTCATCCGGAATAAAGATGAACTTTCCTCCGGCTCTTTTCACTGAGTTTAAAAATTTCCTCATCTCACTGACCTGAGCGGGATTATTGATATTCTTTATGACGATGCTGAATTCTTCAGCTTCTGAATAATAGTTCGACCAGATTTGACCATAATACGTCGTCTGAGTGCCTTCAAAGAAAATCGGTCCATCTGAACGTCCGGGCTGGAGCCTTGCATTGCTGAATGATTGTAAATTTCCTAAGAATAATTCACCGATTTCTATATAGCCGTCATCATTATCAGCATCTATAATTTCAAGTAGCCAATATTGATGAGAGCCGCAGTCGAATCTTTTGCATAAATTCGGAAAATCTTCAACCAATCTATTCTTCAGATTGACTTCGCAGGCATAAGCTCCAGAACCAAGCCCCCACCAATCACAAGCTCCTGATTGACCTGGGCATCCAGCATCACAAGCTTTGAGCTTCAGTTCATCTCCAACGTCGGATAATAAAAGATTATGATTGAAAATACCTATAAAATCTGGTGAGATATCAGCACCAAAATCAATACAAATCCACTCCGGTATAGCTCCTGATGTTGTACCGAGGCCTGTGAATCTGAATGGTTTCGACGGCCTCACATTATAGAGATTCTCAAGAACATATAGGTCATCTTCAGAGCTTGAATATATATCAACGTCAGAATCAATCAGGTTGTTAATTGCATACCTTATTGCCATTATGCTACTCCCAAAGCTCTCCTGAATTTTCTCTTCATTTCTGAAGCGTTGATATCAAGAGCTTTTACAATCTCAGGTATCAGTTTTTGTCTTGTAAACTCTCGGTCAGAAATGATTGTGCCAGTAATTTTGACTTCGTTATGAATATTGATTTCTTGACTCCGTGCTGACGATGCAGTCATAAGCCGATTAAGTTGAGCAGCCGGAAGAACATATTCCGGAGCACTCGGAGTGCCATGAGTCATGACCAATTGAGGCTTTGTGAGAATAGCACCATGCTGAGCAGATGCAATCGAACCGCCGACTGTTCTTATAGTCGTAATAATTTCTTTTAACGTCTTATCTAGAGTAGATACACCTTTATCAATCGAAGTGATTATCTGACCAAATTTTGTACCGGCTATGAAATTGAGTTTATCTCTTATGCCTCCAGCAATAGTTTTTGTTGTATTTGTATAATTATGAATCTTATGAAAAACATCAATTATATGAAGCAATTTGGCATGGAAAAAACCAACGAATTGATTTAAGATATTTTGATTTGTTTCAGCTATCGGCTTGAGCCAATAGGTTATCTCTTCATATTTTTTTCCACCTTGACTGAGCAATCCACTTAAAGAACCTATTGCTTTGCCGAGTCCTCCGACGACATTTCCTATACCTGTGATGATATTTGCTCCAGCTCCAAATACCGATTCGAATACTTTGCCCACACCCTTAATCACGCCTCCCACGGCTTCGAGTGCTGAGCTTATGGTTTCTGAAGCTGCTTTTCCTATCTGTTTCAAGTCAAGAAATTTCGCAGCTAAAAGCCCAATACCGAGCGGTCCAGCCATCTTGCCTATTGTACCTAAGAATGAGCCACCGATATTGCCGAATAAACCACCGCCACCACCACCGCCTTCAGCACCGGTGAGCAAATTGCCGATACCGCCGAAGACGCTTTTTACACTGTTAAGCAAACCACCAGAACCAGTGACTATTTGTCCTATGAAGCCGAGTGTCCATTTTGAGACAAGCTGAGCGACGAGGGTGAAGAATTGCTCTTTGATTGTTCCCCAGATACTACCAGCTACGTCAGAGAATGACCTTGCTCCAGATAGCATATCTTTGAGACCCATAGTCCAGGCATCTTTAATCCGCTGCGATACCTCGGTGAATTTTGACTCAGTCTTTGGCATCTCTTCAAATACAGCATCTTTGAATTCACCAACGCCTTTCGTAGCCGGTAGCATCATATCAGCAGCAATGCTACCGAAATCTCTAGCTTTTGGAACGAGTGCATCAAACTGCTGACCGAGTACGGCAAGCTGCCCACCCATGATAACGACTTCATCAGTCGCAGCTTTCAACCGTATCTCCAATTCTCCTACTGCCTTATTATATTCTTCTTGAGTGATTTCACCTGATTCTAATTTTTCTTGTAATAATGAGAACGCTGATTTCAAATACTCAGTCTCTTGCTTAGCTTCAGAAACTGTCTTGATACCGAAATCCTCAAGCACCTTTCCCCAAGTCGTAGTTGCTCCTTCAAGCAGCTCAATCTCTTCTCTTGCTTTTATTATAGCTTCAGTATAATCTTCTTCAGAGATTTTCCCATCTTTGAGTGCAGTATCTAAGTCTTTGATTATATCAGTTAATTCATCGACTCTATCTTGCTTCTGCTTCAGAGTCTGGATGCCAGTCTCTTTGAGATAATCAAGCCAAGACTGCTGTTTCTGCTTCATCTCTTCCATCGGCTTGAGAGCATTCTCAATTGCAGATTTATAATCTATCGTAGCGTCTTTCTGTTTTTCTATTTCTTCAGCATGTTCTTTACCGACTTTAGCAAGTGCTTCTTGAAGCTTCTTTCCTTCTTGACCTCGCTTGATAGCCATAGCCATAGCAGCAGCATTGCCGTTATAAGCATCTCTCAGCTTCAGAAATTCTTGTTCAGTAAGGCCAGCCATATCGGCGGCTTTTTTCATTTTTGCAAAGAGCATATCTTCTTGCTGAGCAGCTCTCTCAGCAGCTTCTTGAGCTTTCTTTTGAGCATCTCTGACTTTGAGATAACCGATAGCAAGAGCACCGAGAGCGGCTGTAAGAATGCCTACAGGCCCGGCAAGTGCTACTACAGCACCTTTCATCATTGCTAGACCAGCAACCAGCTTCGGCAAGATAATCAGCATTGGCCCAAGCACAGTCATCAGGCCACCAAGCACTGCAACGACTTTTGTGATTGTAGATGCTAGGAAAGGATTAGCTTTCATCCAGTCTGAAATTTTCGAAATAACCCCAGAGAGACCCTCAACGAATTTCGATAATACCGGAACTATATTCTCAGCAATTGCAATCGTCAGCCCTTGCATTGCACCCTTGAGCGTCGCCTGAGCATCAGCAAGACGTGCTGCTTTATCAGCTGCCTCTTGGTCGAATATCATGCCGAGCTCCCTGGCTTTCTCTCTCAGCGCCTCCATTCCATCGACGCCCTGAGCAAAGAGCGGGAGAAGCTTCGTACCTGCCCGGCCGAAAATATCTTGAGCCGTAGCTGCTCTGATTGTTGGGTCTTCTACAGATGCAATAGCTCTTGCAAGAATCTCAAATTGCTGTTCCGGATGCAAGCCTTGAAGTTCTTTATAATTGACACCGATTCTCTCAAATGCTCTCTGGTACGTAGTCATGCCTTCGGATGCGTCGACAATAGTCTTCTGCATCTTCTTGACTGCTTTCTCAAGTGAAGTGAGGTCTGTACCACTAATCTGTGCAGCATATCTCAATTCTGAAAGAGTCTCGGTAGCAAAGCCGGTGCGGAGTGCCATCTTATGGACTTCATCACCAGCCTTGATGTAGCTCTTGACCATCATGCCGAGAGTGCCGACGATAGCACCACCAGCAAGGGTCATCGCTTTACCGACGCCTGCGAATTTGCTGCTCATTCTCGAGGCACTGCCAGCAAGCGTCTTCTCGTCGCTTTTGACTTTATCGACAGACTGCTGCCATTGAGTGCGGTCAAGAATCATCTTGCCGACTATCGCACCGGCAAGAAAACCTCCGACTCCGTCCATTATTTAGTCCTCTTCCTCTGAATCAATCATTTTCATCTGAAACTCAAGCCTTGTCATCTCATCTCTGAATTCAGTGCCTGTACTCATAGCAAGACGACAAGCGTAATTGAGCCAGTATCGCCATCTTAAATGCTTTCTCTTTGCCTCTTTCAGCCAGAAATTCAAATCTCTTATATCAAGGCTATAGAGCTGTTCATCCGGGAACTGGCCCGGAAACTCACTTGCTATTACTGCTAGGTTTTGTCTCCAGGCCTTGTTGAGTTTTTTTCTTCAACAGTTAGCTCTCTCTCTGGTTTGAATATGCAGGTCGTCACATATTCAATAATCTCATTGACCTGTCTGAGCTCTAACTTATCGATTACTTTCTGTTTGCCGAATATCAATTCAACCTGTTCAAAAGCAGCTTCAACGTCGCCTGTCCGGATTCTCTTTTCAAGAGAAGCCATCTTCCTTAAGACTCCTCTTGTTATCGGTCGTGCTTGCAGCTTCATCCCATCGATTTCTATTGTGATTGGCTTATAAAGGCTCTTCTCTGTACTAAGTTTCAAGCTCATCAGCTAGATACTCCCCATTGATATAGTTTGCCCTCATAGCCAGATTCTTGATTCGGGAATATTTTGAACATAACGTTAAGAACTCTCTGAGTCTCTCTGTCAAAACCAATATCAAAAGCTCTATATGGGAAGCATTTATAAAGCAGAATCCAGGTTTTTTCATCTGGGTCGGGAACGTTATCACAGAGCGGTTGGATGAGTATCTGTTTAGCATCATCATACATGCTGCAGCCAGATTTCACTGAGAAGATAGCGATATCAGCACCTCCTGACTCGACACCTTCAAGCAAAGCAATAAGCTGAGCTAATGTACTTCTAGTCATAGGCACTGATAATTCGGAAACAGTACCAGTGAATGATGCATCAACGGGAGTCTCACCATAACCTTCTTCTTGAATATCGGAAACACTATCAGTGGTAGTGAAAGAGATTGTACCAAGAACAGGATTAATTACAAGATTTGAATCTCCATAATCCCAAGTCAAGCGTACCGGTCCTTTGTCTTTGAATGGTAATTGTGGCATTTCTTATACCTCCTATAAAATTTCTGAAGCTTTACGGTGGAAATTCACTCGAAAGGCTCCAGATGTAATTTGTCGAAAATACATATAATCCTTTTTCATTAGGATTTTCTATTACAGCTGGCAAGCCAACTGCATTAATTACCATAGCACAGTATGGGGGGCCGCCGTCAACTGCTGGCAGCGTCCAGCCTGCTGTGCCGTGTATTGATTCATAGATACAATAAGCATCTTCTCTAGCTTGAAAATAGCTCTCTGCTCTATTCCAAATCTGTATTGATTTCTCTTCCCAATCGGGCAAATCAGGCACTACAGTTCCAGGCGATGTCTCTAATATAACAACACATCTTCTCGGTGGCTCAGAGCCTGAAGGTGTTCTTAGCGGTAGTGAACCGATGAAGAGATTAGTGCCTATAATCAAGTCACAACCACTGAGGCTTTCGATGAATATTGCTATAGACTTCAGCACTGTGTTCATTGCATCGCCTCTTTAATCTTCTCAGCTGTTAATTTCATGTATTTTTTCATATTCTTCTCAAGCTTTGACTGCAAGTACTTCGGCCCCGAGCCTGGCTCTGACCAGTTCCAGCTCGACGGCGCTTCATGAAGTCTTGCAGCATACTCTGTATTGAAGCCAAATATAATGCTGATTCCCTTTCTTCCTATCTGTGCTTTACCTACTGCTTGTGACCGACGCAGCGTACCTGTTTTTTTTGGCACAGTCGGTTGCTCATTCACAGCATCTGCAAGCACAAAAGCAGCGACCTTTTCAAGTGCTTCTGCTGATTCAGCCTTATGCTTCTTCAAGTACTTCTCAAAGCCCTTGTTAAATTCCGAGAAATCCATATACAATCCTGTCTTTTTCTTCATTTCACATAAACCTCTATATGATGCAGAACTGCTGAATTCTGCACCTCTCTCACCTCAATAACTGAATACTTGACTCCATTGAATCTTATAATGTCCTCATGGCTGATATTTATGGATACATCAAAAAAGAACTTGCCAGTGCTCAGAACTTCTTCTCCTTCAATGTTTCTTACGACCTTATGGTGTCTCATGTACCTGCATTTAATATTGCTCTGAATGACTTCAGTCGGCTCATTCCACTTATCGAATGTTCTCTGTATGATATCGCAGGTATTAATCAGAAGCCCAGCATAAGACATTTATAATCTCTCCTCAATCAAAGCCTGCAGCTGCTTGATTCTATTTTTTACGCTATGATTATGCCTGACGTATGAGCAACCAATTTTTCTGATATCTGAAAAAGCATGTGGTTCTTTCAGCACAGCTTCAATCTGAGAAAATATATTGATATTAGATATCGGTATATAATGAGCCCATGGTATAAAACCTGCTCTATCTATATCAGGAGTTCTGATACCAAGAAGAAGAGAGCCAGCTGCAGGGATTTCAAAATATTTAGCCAGACCATAATGATAGATTGAATCTGTTGCTATTGAACAGAAGTATTTATTTAACATTTCTGCATAGCTCTTATTGATGCAGGCTTCGATTTCCCAACTCTTTAACGATGATGGGTCATGCCATCTCGGATGCCTCATTATTGAAATCATCTTTTGATAGCATGGTTTTTTCGCAATCGCATCGATTATCTTTCTTCTAATCGGATATAGCTTTGGTGATTTATGGCCGGTCAATAAACACTTCAAAATCGGCTTTTCTTGCAGTTTTAGACCTGTATATCTGCCGTGTGGTGCGAAATATAGAGGAAAGAATACGAACTTCTTTTTATATTTGGGGAATCTCAAGCTGAAATGGTTGAAATAAGTCACAAGCAGCAGGTCTGCTCTCTCTGCTATAGGCTTCATCGCCTGCTCTTTGAAGCTATGAGCACCGGTTAGAAGGTAGATTATTTTTGGTGATTTAAGGCTCAGAGATTCCGTGAGCAATTCTTTACCATGAACGCCTGCATAGATAAAGAGGATATCAGCATTCTTTGCGTCATCAGTGAGATGTTCAGAATAGATAACGTTGAAATCGAGCATCTGCTTCATAGAATGAAAGAATTTTCTGACCCTATCTGATACTCTGCTTGTCAGAAATATAGGATGCAGATATGCGACTTTCTTCATTTTCTTTTCCATGCAATGAGATTTGAACCCCTGCGGTCTTTCTTGCCGAGAGTCGAGGTCTTAAAACCAAGCTCTTCGAAGAAATCCGGATATAGATGACTTCTATGTTCTTCATATGGATTTCCCTTTACAGCTTGTTGAATATATCGCCCCCACGGGCAGGCAAGCATGAGAATCTTTTTCGTATGCTTAAATAGCTCATTAAATATACCAGGTAATAAATCTTTCTCTACATGCTCTGGCCCATGCCACCACATGATGACGTCAAAGCTCCCAAGTGGCATTTTGCTCACATCTCTGACATCGGCTTGAATAATATTGAATCTCGGGTCTTGCCTATAATACAGCACATTTTCCGTCCAGACTTCCATGATTATTATCTCATAGTCTTTCTTTATGAAATAAGATAGCATCTCATTTCTTGCTATGCTTGCTCCGATATAGAGCAAGGTTTTATAATTCAGTAAATCCGGTACAGCAGCAAATGCCTGTCTTGCCCTAGCTGTATTCATTCAATCGCTCCCGATGATGCCAGAGTGAGGCATCGATAAATTCCTCAATCTCAATTGAATCTTTCGGTATGCTAAGACCTAAAAATTCTGTTAGCTTCTTTATCTCTTCCCATCTATCAAAAAAATATTTATGATAATATGTCCTAATATGAGGTAAATTTTTTATATTTCTCTCAGCTTCTGAGCAGTAGAAATTATATAGCTCTCTACATTTCTGAACTGTAAACTTGTTTCGTTTTTTTAAGCTTGCAGCTACTTCAATGAATGGCCTGAATATCAGGACAACTTTCAATTCTTCTGGTTCTATCACCCGCTGCCAGAATTTAAGCGTAAGACAAGCTCTCGGGTCTTTCCAGCCGACTGCTCTATCTGTAGGCCATTTTGCAATAAATTGCTTCATTTTCTCAATCAGCCATTGAGGTGCTTTGCTCACAGATTTACATTGTCTCCAGCTTGTCTTATTTGCTCTGAGGATTTCAATATTCAATCCGAGAAATTCTCTATCTTCAAAATGGCCTCTCGGATTATCTCTCAATCCATTGAGCAGGTTATCACCAAGATAGAGGCCACATAACTGGAGCAGACCAGCAATCATTGAAGTTCCTGAGCGATGCATCCCACAAATTATAACCTTCATTTCTTCTTAACCTCAAAGATAATGAATTTTCTTTTGCCGTCATCATAAAGAACTGATTCCGATTTAATCATGAAAAAAATTTCAAGCTCTTGTTTGAATCTCTCTTCTTTATGATAATATTGAGTTCCTTTGAAAATAAAGTTTTTCCCAAGCCAGAGGCCAATTGCAGCAATAGCAGATTTCTTCATGACCCTAGCATATTCTCTGAGACCTTGATTGTAATTGAGCATCCTGCCGAGCGGGCCGAAAGAGACAAGGGCAGTGATGCTATTATCTGGATTAGAAAGAAAGAGACGACCGCCTCTGATATCATTCTTCGTTGACTGCAGTATAAGTTTTTTTCTTCCGAATATTCTTTTCTTGAATATATTTAATTCTTCAATCATCATAAATTCTCCAAACATTTATCCATCCATTCAATTATTTTGGCTGGCGTACAATATTCTTTGAATAGCTTCTTTGCCTGAATGCCTATTTCGATACATTTATCTCTATCATTAATACATTGCTCTATTACATTGAGCATATCAGAATAATCATCTCTGCAAGTAATATAATGAATGCCTGGCTTTAATTCTTGCCAGTATGGTAATACAATGTCAAGTTGTGGTGAGATGGTACAAGCTCCGAATGCCATATATTGAAATTGACCTCTGTCTAAGATATCATTCCTAGCACCAGGCACACATACGGAAACAAGGCATTTATTGACTTTCTTCCAGAACGTCTTTTTATTTGTGAATGAAATATCTACTTGACCACCAAACCAATCAATCAATCTATATTGAACTAGCTTTCTTCTTTTTAATGCAGCTGCTCCTGGTCTCTGATTGCTGAGAATCATACCGCTTGCGTTATATCTGAGCATCTTCTCAAGCTTGAAATACTCAGTCCAATCATAGAAGCTTATCGGAGTCAGAGGAAAAGTATTCTTTAATTCTTTATGTCGTTTATATGAATAATGAAATCTGAATTGAGCATCATATTTTGAATAATCATCAGCAATGATGAGATGGTCACCGAAATCAATGAGCATACTTCTATCTTTATAATGCATGATGAAACCCCTGCCCTTTCTCTTATCTCGATAGAATTTCACTTCAATATCTGCTGCTCTCAATAACTCAATGATAAATTTATAATGAGTATCATAATATCTCTGGCCTGTATATTCAGGTAAATAAGCCGTATCATTCATGCCAAACCTCCCAAAATCTTGAATCTTCTTTTACCCAAATCAGTGACAAGC